TAAGCTGGATCATAATTAACACAGCTTACGCTGGGTCTGGGATACCGATTGCGACAGAAGACAACGTGAATGTGTTGCCAGATGTGACGGCCTGAGAGGCGGTCAAAGTGCTGGTCGCAAGCAGGCGCGAGTTCACTGTGTCAACAATCGCGTAGTGCGTTGCAGTGCCTGTGCCTGTGATTGCGCCGTCGCTGATAGCAGCAACAACAACTTCACGCCCGCCGCCAGTGCGATCCTGCGGTGCGCCGATTGACAAGCTGGTTGAGTTGCCGAGCGTCACTGCGGCGACGTTGGCAAAGTCTGTAGCTTCCGCCGAGGTGACGTGGATCACGTTTGCTTCTAGGTCGAGGGTAGACAGGCCGTTATCAAAGACCCGATCATTCAATGTAGCCATGTCGGCCTCCAATGTTTAAAGTGCATATGCTGCGCCAATGTAGCATATTTCATTCGGGCTGGATAGGCCATGTGACATCGTTCGGAAAGCCAGCCTGCTGCGGCACATCAAGCAACGCACGACGATAGGCGGCCCAAGCGTCCTGAGCCTCTGTGCTGAGATCAGACCAGCGGAGCGAGTTGCCCGCGACGGCATCGACTGCCAGCAATAATTGGTTGCGCTGACCTCGAAGCTTCTTAGACAGTGTTGCATCTAGTTCAGCTTGTGTTGGCGGTGCGTATGGTGCGACATCACCCCTTGCGGCCATCGCTGCCAACAAGTCATCGTTGTTGACGGTCATGTCGGTGTCGGCGGGGTTCAGCGTATAAGGAATCCAACCATGATCTGGGTGGTTGATCTCACAGTCAATCCAGCCGTTGCTGTTGATGTATTTTGCGTTGCGATATTTCATGTCAGGAAATCCTTAACCAGAGTGAAATTGGGAAGTCATTATAGGATGTTGTTGTTGCATAAGAAGCCATCAGTCGCCAAGTTCCAGACAGAGTTCCATACCCATCTTGGCCAGACGTAAAAATAGAGCATGGTTGTAGTGAAGAACCAGCTATTGTCGAGCCTATGGCCCTGTAAGGGACATTGATTGCTTGCTCCTCCGCAAAACTGTAAGACCCGACGGACCCAGCAGAAATGCCAGCCGTTGCCGACGCCACCTGTGCTGTGGTTGGTATTGATGGTGGGGCCGATGCCAAAACTGCCGCTTTGACATTCGCAGGCGACACAAGACTCTGCGTTGTTCCAGTCCCAGCTTGCCAAGTTGCCGTTGTCTGATCCCCAAGGAAGCCGACCTGCGTGCCGCTAGTATTCACGACGCTGGTATCATCAACGAGGGCGATCTTGTTTGCGGTCTGGTCTAAATACGCGAACCTGACCCAAGCAGAGTTTGCTTCGTTTCGAACATACAGCCAGTTTGTCGATGTATCATACCAGAACATATTGGCGTAAGTTGTCGCTGGCGATGTCGGGCCAGATGACAAACTGCCGAGCGCCTTTAGCGCCAAGTTTATATCAACTCGCGCTGCCGCCGCGGTGGCGTTGTCGATGTCAAAGTCATGTTGGCTCATGTTGGACCCTCTTAATACTCAACGTTGACGCTGAGTGATGTGATTGCTGGTGTAAACGATTTATTGGTGCTTGTCAGCACTGCTTTAAAGCGGAATGCCCGACCCTGAACTTCGGCCCCGTTTGCGAGAACATATGGCCCCCAAGTCGGCGATCCTGCTGGGTTGTCTGGCGTTGCGGATACATAGACGGCAACGCTCACGTCGCCAAATTCTGCGTCTTCATTTGTCCATGTGTCCCAATTGCCAGCCCATGTGTCCCATGTTTGCGGGATTGCGTCCCAGAGCAAAGTGCCATTGTCATATCTGCGCTCGAACGTGCGAACGCCAGTGACCCGCGTATTGCGAGCCGAACCCGTGTCGATGTATGCAGAGAAGAAATATTCACCAGTCGGCGCAGCAGCAGTCGTGTCGCTGATTTCAAGCGCACCAGTGTCGATGATAACGTTTGTCTTCGCGCCAGCGAATGTCGGGTCTTCGGTTTGGGTGATTGTCGCGCCGATTGGCGGAAGTTCTGATGGCTGGACGACGACTGACGTGAAGTTCACGCTGGCGTTGCCTTCTTTGTCATAAGCGCGGATCAGAAATGTGCCTGACCGAGCGGGAAGCGCCGCGTTCGTTGATGGGCGAGCAACTTTTTCGATAACGGTTGATGAATTTGACCAAGTGGCCCCCGTTGTCTGCGAGTTATGTTTCACCCGATAATAGCTCAGATCGAGATCGAGCGATGCAGGCCAAGACAGAAACAGTGTCCCAGAGCTGATTTCTTTGTTCAGATCGGCCACGTCATCAGGTTCACCTGTAAACGGGTCGATCTCCACGCCGCCAAGATACTCGAACGGGCCTCGATAGCCGAATGCGTTTACAGATCGAGCGCGGAAGTCATAGAACCCAATAGCAATGTCGCGAATTCGAAACTCGCCAATCGGGCCTTGTCCTGCGCTTGCATAATTTGCATCGAGCGCGTGCTTATACTCAACCTCAACAAAGCTGACTTGGGATGCTCCAGCGCTGGTCACCGTCACGATGGCGATATTTGAAACCTTTTCGTTGCTGATCTGAATGTCGCCGACGACACTGATGCCGACGCTGGGGGCGCTGGTGTATGGCAGCAGCGCCGTGTTGTTGTGAATGATCTCGGTTTCTTCTGCGTTCCATGCAAACGCGGCTTCGCTGGTTTCACGCAGCGTCAGATTGACACGAAGGTCGCCGCCATCGCCGCTCGTTTCGAACCTCCAGCCAATAACTTCAAACTCCTTTTCAGTCCAGCCGTAGCGCTCATTCGTAAATGCAACAATGTCGCCAACTTGGACGCTGAACGCCTCAAGCCCAAAGTCAGCCGAAAGCGTCATTTGCTCGCGAGCGCGAAACAGTGTCAGCTTGGCAAGCCGCTGCGCAGCGCTTTCGCTGGTTGTTAGCGGAAGCTGCAAATCAAGCGTGTTCTCGATGCCGTTGTCTTCGGTCTTAAAAGTGGCGCTTTCAATCGGCGGGAAATCAACTGTGATGTAATCGACTTCCTTGTCCGCAAATGTGCCGACAACGCGGTTGAAGTTATCGCGAGCGCCGACCCGCGTGTCCAAACTGATCGGGCCGCGCAGGTCGTCGAGTGTAAATGTTTTGACAGGCGCAGAATAATAGCCAACGTGCAGTTGCCACTTGCCCTGACCCCAGAACAAAGTGCCGCCGCAGGCCGTCATCATGCGAGACACAATTTCACGCGGGGGCATGTCTGAACTGACGACGCCATTGATCTCATATCTTTTCTCGGTTCCACCGCCCGCGAGCGCGATAAGTTCATCTGCTGCGTTTGCTGACGCGGCAAACATAGCGTCATCGACGGAAGGATCGTAAAGCCCAAAGCTGGCCGTCAGATAATCACGAACAACCAGTGCCGCATTGGCGCTATATGCCGTTGACGCATTGCGCGGATCGTAAACCTTGCGGCCCCTGACCATCGCCGTGACAAGCGGAATGCCATTCGCGAACACGTCCTGATCGTATTGCAGGCGGATGTAGAGGTAGGCGATACCATTGCCAACAAAGGCGCTATCTATTTGACTACTTTCTGCCAGCAAGTCCGCATCTGCAAGCGTCTCATTGCCCAAGTGCTTTTTGATGCGGATTTTGCTGTCCCAGTTGCCACTGGTGACAAACCCGCTTCCGTCCAGCGTGACGATCTCATCGTTCAAATAGATGTCGTCGATGCCCGCCAGTTCATGCCCAGCAAGCACAAGGATCATGTGCAGATATTTGTTCGCATCGCCAGTTGCCTCGACGTAGGTTCGAACGCCACCCTTGCGCACTGTTCCGTAAACGATATCGTGAGGCGCGGCTGCGGCTGATGAGTTTACCAGCAACCCGTTAGAGCCACCAATACCCGCGCCTCCGACCTTTGGCGTAAGTGCGCTCAATGCCCATGATGTGATGGCAGTTGTCGCAAGATAGCCAACAATGCCAGCAACAGTCACGCCGAATGCAAGCGAGGTAGCCGCAAAGGCGGCAGAGCCACCAAGGGAGGTAATAAT